GTTCCGAGCTTTGGCGTGTAACGTCATCCCATTCCTCGCGGACATCGGAGACGTCCACCTTGAACAAGATCCGCGCCTTCAGGACCAGGCTGGCTGGAAGACTAGCTTTACCGGCAAACGTGCCAGGCGTTTCAGTCTCTCCAGCGTCCAATCGAGCGATGCACTTCGTGACCCCGTTCTCTTCCGTGACGCAATGCCGGCAGCGATAAGCGACGTTGCCACACAGTCACGGAGCGCTATTGAATTCGATGACACGAGCTACTAACGGTATTTTTCGTTTCGTGCCAAGGAAGATGGATCGTCCCGACCAACGTTTACCAGGTCGTTCCTCAGTCTGCCAGGCGCTCGCACAACGATAAAGCCAGCATCAATATTATCCGCTATCCAATATCAACTTCACGGCCACTCCGACTAACGAACCGAACTGATTAGATTGATTGTAATGACAGAGTCACTGCTGAAACTAGGCACGTTCTCTTTCGAAGGCCTTGAGTCCCCTGAGCGAATAGTGGTCTCCTCCAAGCAGAGGATAGCTCTACATCATCTTGGCTCCGGTTTCACTGTAGCCGATTGCTTGGGAGAAGATATCGGGATCGTGACATTCCGAGGTATTTTTTCCGGCGCCCACGCGGAAGACAGAGTGCGCGCTGTTGAATATCTCAAGCTTCAGGGAAGCTCGCTTCCTTTAACCTGGCGCTCCAAGACGTTATTGGTTGTAATTCGAGATTTTGAGCTAAATTATTCCTCGTCCCGTTGGATTCCTTATAAGCTGTGCTGCATCGTCACGGGATCACACGCTCGCAACAACCTAACCGGCTCACCAGATAAGCGAGTGAATGATATGATTGGTTTGATGCAGAATGCCGGATTGTCTCCGACGGCGTCTCAAACGGCGGCCGTCCTCGGTCTTGCCGCGATGAATTATGATGTCGCGCCCAGTGATCAATTAAATCAGGCTAATACTTTACTTTCGTCGATTAACACGCAGATCGCCGAATTGGGGGATTTTGCTTCTGATATCTCCGAGCATACTTCCATTTCCGAAGGGCCCGCAAATTATATCGCCGAGGTTGGCGCAAACGTGGGTTATCTCGCGTCGTCTTTCCTGGCGCGTAATCGTCTTATGGAGATAATAGTGCGCGCTCAGAACAGAATGCAGTCGTGACACAAATTATACCAGTGCTTCCGGGAGCAACATTATTTCATATCGCGGCGGCATATCTGAATGACGCCTGTCAGTGGTCACGACTGGCCGCGATCAACAATCTGGCCGATCCATTTATTACCAGCCAGCAAGTGTTGACAGTCCCGGATGGATCCAATCCATCGAGGCAGGCAAATGCCAACGTACCGTAACTCGACTGACGTCCGTTCTCCCACATTACGAGCTGAGATCAATGGACTAAGTCTCGATTCGATCATGCATGCGGATGTTTCAGCAACTGGATCCTGTAAGACGTCCAGGTTTGAACTAACCCTGAGCGCAAACGATTTCACGCAACCCAGTTCATGGTTAAACACGATATCGGGCAAAGCCTCGGTACAGATATTCATCAGCGTGGGACCAGATGGTAATGAAACATCCATGTTTGAAGGACTCGCCGATGGCACCTTCCTCGATCCGATTCAGAAAATAGCTCGAATACAGGGAAGAGACTATTCAGCGTTGCTTTCCAGTTCGACATATCAGGAGTCGTTCTGCAACCGCACGTCCAGCGAGATTGTTACGTCGATGGCCACCCGCCATGGATTCGATATGAATATAGTGCCTACCTCGACTTTGGTCGGCAGCTACCAGAACAATGGCTATAATAAAATGCTGCTGAATGCTCATTCTCCCATAGTGAGTGAGTGGGATCTTCTGAAGCACCTTGCAAAGATTGAAAATTTTGAGGCATTTATTCGAGGGAGAGTCCTGGTATTCGCCCCGGCCGCTTTGCTTTTTGGCAATAATATTCCGTTGGATCCGACCATGGCCACGAAAATCAACTTTCGCAAAAGTTGTCCTCTATATGACCAGATAAATCTGGCTGTTAAAAGTTGGAACTCCTGGCTAGGACAATCATCCGGCTATACAGACGGGTCTTCGTCGAGCGAGATGTCTCCGGACGCGGTTGCCATCTCGGATAATTCCGCGATGGAAATAGCCATAGTAAAGCCAAACCTGACCGACGAAGTTGCACGGAGCATGGCGCTTCACTACATGGACGCCATAAACAAACGAATGCTTGGCGTCGATATTGTGATGCCTGGCGATACGATGATCAGTCCCTATGATGTCCTCACCCTCAGCACGGGATCGGCCGAATTCGACACCGATTATATCGTAAGGTCTGTTCGACGTCATTTTTCGTCTACCAGTGGCTTCAGCCAGCACGTCCAGGGGTATTCGACCGGAAGCAATTCTACATCTTCCGAAGGTAGTTCGCTTCAATGACAGACGACTTTTTTGACGCGCTCGGTCCTGGCATTGCCAGTGGTCCTGTTGGGCTGGGTCAACCAAGGATTGGGATTGTCACCTCTTCTGATGGACAAAGAGCGCTGGCAAAGGTCCTGTTGCAACCGGAAGGGATCCTGACCGGTTGGCTGCCCGTCCTGACACATTGGTGCGGCTCTGGGTGGGGGTTTTCATGCCCTCCCAGCCCAGGCGACCAGGTCTTGATACTTCCCCAGGAGGGGGATCCGCAACACGGATTAATCGTTGGTCGCCTTTTCTCGAACCTGGTACGTCCTCCCGCGGTGAATCCGGGCGAGTTGGCTCTGACCCATCAATCTGGCTGTTCGATCAAGTTACTCAATTCCGGCATCATTGCTATTCAAGGAGATCTTCATGTCTCAGGTGATGTCTACGACGCCCATGGCGCTCTCTCGCGATTACGCAACGATTACAACGTGCACATTCATCAAGAAAGTAATGGGCAGGGTACGTCATCTCCAGTTCCTCAGGATTGAAGCCATATGAATGCGCTTCTTTGTCCCTGGGGTGGGGATTTATCTGTCGGCCCCGGAGGAGACATCAGCGTCGCTCCAGTGGAGGCAGAAGTGGAGCAAAGGATCATCCGGAGATTATTGACTAATACCGGTGATTACATTTGGCACATCAGTTATGGCGCGGGTCTCGGAAGGTACGTTGGCGAACCGACTTCTTCGGACACTATCGAAGGGGAAATCCTGGGTCAGCTGCTGCAAGAGGCTCTTGTAGCACAAAATCCATCTCCAGCAATTACGTGCCAGGCGGCAGCGTCGGGTACCGACTCCTCCATATCAGTGAACATTCAATACCAACTTTACGACAATTCATCCGGGAGCTCAGTTGCTTTAGATCTGGGTATCCATTGAGATGAACCTTCCCGTTCGCAGCTTCACTGATCTCGTCCGAGATATGTCAGCGGCAGTTACCGCGTCCGCGAGCAGTTTGATCGATCTGTCCGTCGGCTCGGTGCTTCGTGCCATACTCGAAGCCAACGCGGCCATAGCTTTATGGATTCAATGGCTCGTCCTTCTGACGCTACAGACAACCAGAGCTTCCACCAGCAGTGGCACGGATCTGGATAGTTGGATGGCCGATTTTTCCCTCCTGCGATTACCAGCGACATCGTCGGCGGGCACAGCCACGTTTTCAAGGTTCTCAAGCACGATGAGCGCATTGATACCCGTCGGGACGATTGTTAAGACTCAGGATCGATCGATCAGCTTCACGGTCGCCGCCGATCCGACAAATCCTGCCTGGATATCGACCTCGAACTCTTATTCGTTGGCCCCCGGTGTTGCATCGATCGATCTACCGATCGTCGCGTCGGTGGCTGGATCGTCAGGAAATGTAATGGCGAACACGATTACTTTGCTCGCGTCGGCGGTTCCTGGGATTGATACCCTCAACAATTCCGCCGGTACTATTGGCGGAAGCGATCCAGAGACTGACGGCGCTTTCAGAATTCGATTTGCTAACTTCTTCGCCGCCCGATCCCGAGCCACTCTTGATGCTATTGGCTATGCCATAACTCTTGTGGGAGCCGAATTGAGCTATGTCATTCAGGAAAACGTCGATGCGAACGGAATCGCGCGGCTTGGGAATATGTTGATCGTTGTCGATGATGGATCCGGATCGCTATCCGACAGCCTTCTGACGTCCCTGTCCGTCGCGATCGCTGAGGTGCGGCCAGTGGGTACCACCTTTTCAATCCAGCCACCGCGGGTGATATCTGTTCAGGTAAGCATCTCGGTGGAGTTACCCCCTGAAGTCTCCCAATCCAGCGT